ACTGTTATTTTTCTCTTATTTTCACTGCTGCCTACACCACTGCTTGCTTTCTCTATGCCGTATGAACAATTATTTAGTGCTATTCTATTACCGCTAACTGCATAGTAATAATCGCCTTGAGGAGCTGTTGGCACTGCATATAAAAAACCTTTATCAACAATGTCTTTAAAAACTTTTGCACCGTTAGCTTTTTGATCATCCGTAAGGCCATCAATGGTATTACCTGCTGCCATATATTGTTCAACAGCGCTCTGCAAAGTACGCATATCGGCCGCCGCTC